ATATAGATATATGTATGAAGCAACCCCCTAAGTGGGCTGCGGCGCTCCCGTTAGATTGTGAATCAGGAGTTGGTAAAAATTATAAAGACTGTGGATAGAGGAGGAGAGTGATGAAATTTCTTGACATCGAAAACAACAACGCAGATAAGGCTACATGGGAGAAGATCATTGAAGACCCATTTGATGCTGATTTAAATCTATGCCCATACCAACAGAACTTTAAAGAATCTATGTCTTGTCCTAAATATCAAGACGATGGTGGGGAGGAGGGGGAAGAGAAGGAAGAGTGCGATTTTGTTTATATTGCAGAGGCGATATGTTTTTGTGAATTATCACCAAAAGGAGGCAGGTGATGTTTGACCAAAAAGCGTACTATAAAAAATATTATGAGGATAATAAAGAAAAGAGGAAAGCACGTGCTAAAAAATATCGTGAAGAGAACATAGAAAAAGAAAAAGCACGAAAGAAAAAATATCGTGAGGAGAACAAGGAAAAGATAAAAGCATACACTGAAAAATATAATGAGGAGAATAGAGAAAAGATAAACGCACGTGCTAAAAAATATTATGAGGAGAATAGAGAAAAAGAAAACGCACGAAGGAAAAAATATTATGAGGAGAATAGAGAAAAGATAAACGCACGTAATAAAAAATACCGTGAAGAGAATAGAGAAAAGCTAAAAGAAACGAGGGAAAAATATTATGAGGAGAATAGAGAAAAGATAAAAGCATATCTTGAAGAGAATAGAGAAAAGATAAAAGCACGTGCTAAAAAATATCGTGAAGAGAACATAGAAAAAGAAAAAGCGCGAGAAAAAAAATATCGTGAGGAGAACAAAGAAAAAGAAAAAGCACGTCATAAAAAATATAATGAGGAGAATAGAGAAAAGATAAAAGAAACAAGGGAAAAATATCGTGCGGAAAATAGAGATAAAATATTGGATAATACAAATAGAAACAATTTTAAAAGAAGGTGTAATATTCCGATAGAGGAGATTCCAAAAGACTTAGTAGAAGCATATGTAAAATTAGCTACAATTAGACGATTTCTTAGAAATCAACAGGGGGTGAGTGATGTCTGATAGAAAAGCATATTACAAAAAACATTATGAGGAGAACAAAGAAAAGAAAAAAGCATACGGGAAAAAACATTATGAGGAGAATAGAGAAAAGTATAAAGCATACGGGAAAAAACATTATGAGGAGAATAGAGAAAAGTATAAAGCATACGGGAAAAAATATCGTGAGGAGAATAAAGCATACTTTAAAAAATATTATGAGGAGAATAGAGAAAAAGACAACGCACGAAGGAAAAAATATCGTGAGGAGAATAGAGATAAACTATTAGATCAGACAACCAGACAAAATTTTAAAAGAACATTTAATATACCAAAAAAGGAGGTTCCAAAAGAGTTAGTAGAAGCATATGTAAAATTAACTAAAATTAGACGATTTAGTAGAAACCAAAAGGAGGTAACATCATGAGTAAACTTACACAAGCTGAAGTACTACACGCAAAACTAGACCAAGTATGGGCTGACCTTGAATCAGGCGGAATGCAAAGGGCAGATGCCGATAGTTTCGCAAATTTAGCAGGTAAAATGATCAATCTTTTTAAATCAGAAATTGAGTATAAGAATCTTAGAAAAACTAAAGATATTGATCCAATTAAATTCGGCGAATAGAAAGGGTGTAGGTAAAAAAAGACTGATACTGTTATAATACCTTGATTTCAAAAATATTTAGGAGTGTTTAGTGGAAATACAATGGTCATACAGTAGTATCAATCTCTTTAAACAATGCCCTAAAAAATACTACCATCTACGGGTGGCTAAAGATATTCAAGATAAACAATCCGAAGCACTTATATATGGTAATAGAGTACATAAAGCCGCTGAAGAATATGTTAAGCAGGGTGTAGATATACCTCCCCCATTCGCATACATAAAGGAACCCATCGACAAGCTGTTGGATATGCATACTGGAGAAGTCCATTGTGAATTGCGGTTGGGGCTTACAGAGGAGTTAAAACCCTGCACATTTTTTGCTGCGGATGTATGGTATAGAGGGGTTATTGACCTACTTATAATAGATGAGGGGGGTGAAAAAGCTACCTTAGTGGATTATAAGACAGGTAAGACCTCTAAATGGGCGGATACTAACCAATTAGAAATAATGTCTTTGGCTATATTCAAACATTTCCCTAAAATCAAGAAGATAAAAGCCGGGCTACTATATCTAGTAAATCCTGCGTTAATAAAAGCTTCATATAGGGCTGACCAACAGGACGATTTATGGGTAAAATGGGTAACTGATGTCGAAACATTACGGGCTTGTTATAATAACGCTATATGGAACGCAAACCCTAATTTTACTTGTGCGAAATGGTGTCCTGTAACTAGCTGTGTACACAATGGAAAGACTTAGATATGCCATATGTAAATAAAAAACGACCTTATAAGAAAGAGTACCAACAACAAAAGAAACGCAAGAAAGAGAAAGAGCGTAGGAAACTTCGTCAACGTGCTAGGCGACGTTTTGATAAAGAGAATGGTAAAGAAGCACGAAAGGGCAAGGACTTACACCATAAGAAACCCCTATCAAAAGGCGGTGGCAATTCTAAATCGAATGTAAGGCTTGTATCTAGGAAGTCAAATAGGAAGTATGCCCGGAGGAAAGACCACAAACCCAAATAACTATCTAGGAGGATAGATGGACATAGTAGATAACAAGGCGCTCTTATTGCGAGTGCGTAACCCCAACCCTATATTAAACTCTATAGTTAAATCTAAGCTTATGAAAGAAGCTAATGGTTCTGGGTTAGGTGAAGTATTGGTGCATTGGGGGTTAAAGGAAGCTCAAACATTAACAAAAATAGGGATTAAAGATGTACCTTCCCCTATCAAAACCAAATATGAATGGCATGGTAGATTCAAGCCGTTTGAACATCAAAAAACTACCTCATCCTTTCTGACATTACGTCCAAGAGCTTGCTGCTTTAATGAACAAGGCACAGGTAAAACAGCCAGCGTTATATGGGCGGCTGATTATTTAATGAATATAAAGGAGATCAAACGGGTTTTAGTTATATGTCCTTTATCCATTATGCAGTCGGCTTGGCTACAGGATATATTTTCATGTGCTATGCATCGCCACGCTGCGATCTGTCACGGCAGTAGAAGTAAACGTAAAGAGGTTATTGAGAGCGATGCTGATTTTGTGATAATAAATTATGACGGTGTGGACATAATGCGAGAGGAACTTGGTAGAGGGGGGTTTGATCTTATAGTAGTAGATGAAGCCAACGCTTACAAGAATGTATCTACACGGAGATGGAAAGCTTTAAATAGACTAATTAAGAACGATACTTGGTTATGGATGTTGACAGGTACACCTGCAGCACAAAGCCCTGTTGATGCCTATGGATTGGCTAAATTAGTGAACCCTGCAAACGTACCTAAATTTGCAGGGAGGTGGAAGGATTTAGTTATGAGGCGTGTAAGCCAATTTACCTATGTGCCTAAACATGAAGCTAAGAGAATAGTACACAGAGCCCTTCAACCTGCTATTCGTTTCACTAAAAAAGAGTGTCTGGATCTGCCAGATATTACCTATATGACTAGGGAGGTCGAATTAACCCCCCAACAGAATAAATACTATAAATTAATGAAGGAACGATTAAGTATTAATGCCGCAGGGGAAGAAATAACTATGGTTAATGCCGCCGCTGCTATGAATAAACTACTTCAGTTGTCGGGGGGCGCAGTCTATTCAGATACAGGAGAGATCATTACGTTTGACGCCGCTCCTAGAATGAAAGTATTAGAAGAGCTAATACAAGAAACATCCAACAAACTATTGTTATTTGTACCTTATCGACACGAGATACTTATAATAAATGAAGCTCTACAAAAAGCTGGATATACAAGTGACGTAATTAATGGGGCTGTAAGTGCTTCTAAGAGGACAGACATATTTAAAAAGTTTCAGGAAAAAGACGACCCTCGTATCCTAATAATACAACCACAAGCAGCTTCTCATGGCGTGACCCTGCATAGAGCGGATACAGTTGTATACTGGAGCCCAGTGTTGTCAGTAGAAACGTACCTGCAATGTAACGCCAGAGCGCATCGGGCAGGGCAAAAAAATCCCGTAACAGTAGTCCACTTACAGGGTAGTGAAGTAGAAAGGAGAGTGTATAAGATGTTACAGAATAAAGTAGATGTACACTCAAACATTGTCAATTTATATAAAGATGTGCTATAATGAAATATGAAACACTAATTAACTGATGTTTAACCTATTTTTTTGGAGGATATAATATGCAGGAGGCTATTATGACTGAACCAACAGACGATTTAGCACCAAAATTAGTCAGTACTTTCATTAAAATCCGTAGCAAACGGGAGGAATTGTCTAAGGAATACGAAGGTAAAGACCAAGAGCTAAAAGAACAGCAGGATTTGATAAAGCAAGAAATGTTAGAGTTGTGCAAATCTATAGGCGCAGATAGTATACGCACCCCGGCTGGTACAATAACTAGGACAGTTAAGAAGAGGTACTTTACGTCGGATTGGGAATCAGTGTATGAGTTTATTAAAGAGCATGATTGCCCAGACATTTTAGAGAAGCGTCTTCATCAGGGGAATCTAATTAAACTAATAGAAGATGATCCAAATTTACTTCCTAAAGGGGTAAGTTTGAATAGCGAGTATGCTGTAACGATAAGGAGGAGTAGGTGATGGAAGTAAGTGAAGTTAGTAGTAAAGGAAAATTGGCTACTTTAAAGGAAACGGCTGAATATCTTAATGTTAGCATTAATACTATACGTAACTACATTAAGAAAGATGTTATACCGTATATGACTGTAGGAGGTAGTTATAGGTTTGATTTAGAACAAGTTAGAGATTATATAAACGACCAAGATAGGTTCGCTAGGTCAAGTAAACCAACTAAAGAGGAGGAGTAAATGAGTGCAACAGGAGAATATTTTATGGAATTAGAGGAGAAGTATAGGAATAAGGAAGATGCATTTAGAGATTATGAAGACGATTTTTCTAAGCGATTTGACTCACCATTACAGGACTTTGTGCTAGAACTTAGGGAACGGGAGAGGTTAGAAGCAATGGAAAGAGATCCAGAGGATAGGGTACAAGATGTAGCCCCTGTACAGTTGGAATTAGATTTTAATGTAGATGTCAATAAACGGGAGGTTTGATATGGCAGATGATATACAGATATTTAAAGGCGGTTTACCGTCATTTATTACCGATGGTGGGTTGGATGAAGCTACTAAGGCGATCATGGGTGAAGGTGGAGCCCGACGAATATCTATACGTGGTGGGGTTTTTCGTCAGATAGTAGGTGGAGAAGAGACCGCTAAGAGCGAGGATCGTACTCAGGAGTGGATGGTAGTAAACGCTGCACCGAGTATTCACAGAACATGGTTTGCAGGTGCGTATCAAGAGGGTCAGACAGTAGCCCCTTCTTGCTGGAGTAGCAATAATAAAACCCCAGACGCTGCTGTACCTAACCCACCAAGTTCATCTTGTCAGGACTGTCGTAACAATATAAAAGGATCTGGGCAGGGAGAATCTAAGGCATGTAGATTTAGTCGTAGACTTGCAGTACTTCCTGTAGGAGATACAACGAATAAGGTGTATCAAGTAGTCCTTCCATCCACTAGCATATTTGATAAGGGTGAGCATAACAAATGGGGTTTTGATGCTTACGTGAGGTTTTTAGGTAATAATGGAGTAGGTATAACACATGTAGTAACTGAAGCTAAATTTGATACCGATAGCCCTACACCAAAACTTGTATTTAAACCTATACGACCTGTCACTGAGGATGAGTATGCAAATATAGTTATGCATAGCAAATCCCAAGAAACAGCTAGGGCAATAGAGTTATATGTATCAACGCCTAAAGAAGAATCAAATGTTGTAGAGTTTAAAAAACCAGATTCGGAACCTAAGAAACGGTCATCTAAGAAGGATAAGAAAGACCCTCCTAAATCGGCTACCGATGTAGTAGCTGATTGGGAAGATGATGACGAATAAGTAATTTTCCTTTACAGCACTCTCTCTTTTAAAATACTTTTAGAGGGGGTGCTGTTTTTTCTACATGGAGGCGATATGAATTCTGGAACAGAATTAGAGGCGGTATGCGCTAAATTAAGACTAAGCGTGAAAGACATGGCATTTCTGTTGGGGGTATCTAGGACTACTATATATTCATGGTTTTCTGGGATCGAACCTAAAGGGGATCATTTACGTAAAGTCCGTACTATATTAGAACTAGCAGCCAGAGCACTATCATATAACAGGGGGTGATATGGATAAAAACATGTCCCCTAAAGAGTTTTTACAATTTATATGGCCCGATATATCCAAAGGGGGCGTATATTGCATAGCCGCTATAGAACCTAAACCTACAGCCGAGCAGGATAATAGAAAGGCAAAGGTAAAACATTATTTCTGTACAGCTATAGAGGAGGCAGTTTCCAAAGCAGAAGCAATAAAAACAAAAGATAAATGGAACGCTTATTATGCGGTAGGAAGTTTTAAAGAAGGTACTAAGCGAAGACTTGCTGATCAATCTCAGGATATGAAATGTTTGTTTTTGGATTTAGATGTAGGTAAGGGTAAGGATTCCTATGATTCACAGCAGAAGGCTTTAGTAGGGTTACGGGATTTTTGTCGTGACGTTAAGATGCCTAAACCTACTGTTCTTAGTTCGGGAGCGGGTGTACATGCATACTGGGTTTTTGATCTTCCTGTACCTACAAGTAAATGGAAAGAATTAGCTACGGATTTTAAAGACCTATGTATAAATAAAGGTTTGGTAATAGACGCCCATGTACCTGCCGATTCAGCTAGATTACTACGAGTATTGGATACGCATAATTTCAATCAAAGTCTAACAGCCCCTACTACAGTGTATATATTTCAGGTAGGTCGGCCTATGTCTTATGATGTATACAGGAATTTAATACCCAAGAGTAGTAACGGCACGAATGGATTGCTATTAAAACCGCCACCTAATGCGCTACCGGATGACCCTGTAAGTAAAGCTATTTTAAATAATAAAAAATCTTCGTTTAAAATTATACTGGAGGAATCACAAAGAGGCGCAGGATGCGCCCAGATATTGGATATATATGAAAACCAAGAGGATGTACCTTATGACTTGTGGAGAGCCGGGTTATCTATAGCACAACATTGTGTAGATAGTGAAACTGCTGTACATGATATATCCAATAAACATTCGAAGTATTCTGCTAAAGAAACTACAGAGAAAGCGCAAGATACAGGCGGCCCTCAATACTGTGCTACTTTCGAACGTCTTAACCCCGAAGGATGTAAAAAATGTCCTTTACGGGGGAAAATTTCTACCCCTATACAGATAGGGAGCTACATAGCTGAAACTAAAAAACCTGTAGAAGTAATAGAAAAAAGTGGGGATACCAACAAGGAATCTAAATTTGTAATACCTATGTTGCCAAGTCCTTATTTTAGGGGGGAGTATGGTGGTATTTATTTGAGGGAATACAATACAGAGGACAATGGGGAGGGGAAAAATATAGACAAATTGATATATCATAATGATTTATATGTAGTTAAACGGTTGCTTGATCAAGAAGAAGGGTTTATGGCTTTGATTAGGTTACATTTACCGGAAGATGGAGTGAGAGAATTTACAGTACCATTAACTGCTATGAACGCTATGGATCGTCTAAGGGATATACTATCTAAAAATGGAGTTACTTGTGGTGTTGGGAGAAGTACGATAGGGGGGATTATGATTTATTTAAGTAAGTGGGTTAATTATTTGGAAAGTAAAGAGAAGGCTTCTCCTACCTATAACCAGATGGGGTGGGCTGAAGATGGGGATGCTTTTGTGTTAGGTAAAAGAGTATTCAAAGCCGGGGGTATTTATTCCACACCTCTTACCCCTACAATAACGCAATATGCGCCTAGATTTACTCATAAAGGTAAATTAGATAAATGGACGGAGGCTATACAGCGACTATATGGACGAAAGGGTGAAGAAGCTCGGCGGTTTGTATTGGGGTTTGGTTTAGCGTCCCCTTTATTCAAATACACTAATGTAAACGGGGGGCTCATCCATATTAGGTCTGACGGTAGTGGTAAAAGTAAGAGTGCTACATTACTGAGCGTTAATTCTATATGGGGACATCCCAAAGGGCTAATGATGAAGGGGGCGGATACAGTAAACTCCTTTCTATTGCGGATAGGGATATATCAAAATGTACCTCTATGCATAGATGAGATAACAAACCTAGAACCAGACCTAGCCTCTAAGTTTATATACTGTATATCGGATGGAGAGGGTATAAATCGTTTAAAGGGGAGTGAGAATTTAGAACGATTAAATAATTCTACATGGAGTAATGGGGTTATATCTACGGCAAACTCCAGTTTAATTGATATTTTATCGTCCAAGAAAGCTTCCCCCGAAGGCGAATTAATGCGTATGCTGCAATTTGAGTTTGCACCTAATGGGTTAGACGATGAAGAAAATGGTACTTTAGTACGTAGGTTGTTTAATCATTACGGGGTAGCGGCTGAAATAATTGTACCGTGGTTGATAGCAAATTCTAGTAAGTGCGAACAATTATTAACGGATACACAGAGAAGGGTACGAGAAGAGGCTAAGTTTTCTTCACGGGAACGATACTGGACTGCAATGGCAGGGATAGGGTTAACGGGGTTACAGATTGGGAATGACTTAGGTATATGGGATCTGGATATTAAAGATACAAAAGATTGGTTGATAGGAACTTTGGTAAAGGCTAAGACCACTCCGAAAGGGATCATACGAGACCCTCGCAACATTATAGGATTATTTTTGCAGGAGTATACTTCTAATAATATGTTAAAAATTAAGGATGGGGTGGATTTACGTAAAGAGAAAAATGGAGTTTCTAACTCTCCTGAACCCATGCCTTCTGATAGTTTTAGGATACACGGGGGAGTAAAAATAAGATATGAAACAGACACTAATTTGGTTTGGGTAGCCGCTAATGTATTACAAGCATGGTGTAGTAAAAAGCAGATAGACTATACGAATTTAGTTAAACAGCTTAAAGAAAGCAAGATAGTATTAGGGTTTAAATCTAAACGGCTAACTAAAGGGTATGCACCGGGGGCTAACGTACATTCCATAAAAATGGATGCTAAGGAATTAGAAGTAGATGTCGAACTTAAAGAACCGGAGTAAGGATTTGTCGTGTATACACCTAGAAGATACTCCATTTCATATGGACTGGATGGCGTTCCAAATGGGTAGTAGTTTTTTTCTTCCTTGCTGTAAATGTATAGCCCTACGTAATGAAATATTATCTAAGGCCACACGAGCCGGGGCTAAAGTAGCTTGTAAATTAGTTATAGAAAAAGGAGTTAGAGGGGTACGTACTTGGAGAGTTATTTAATAGGGGTATACACTATCTTCCCATTCTTCATAACCTCTTTCCGTAAATAAATCCTGCCATTTTTTAGGTACTATAATTCCCCTTACTAGACCTCCCTCAATAGTATCCCTCGCAGTCCTAAGCTTCATAGATTTTGCTATAGATTTAGGGGTTATATTCAATATTGGGTTTTTAATACCTAACTCTATCAAATCTTCATAAATATCCCCCATATCCTCAGTATCCCAATTTTTCTGGGCTAAATGTAAGCGCCGAAGTAATCGTTGTTTCTTACCTTCTAACTCTTTTTTAACTCTATGTTTTGCGGCATTTATTTCTGATTGGGCTATAACAGAATAAGGAGCAAAACCTAAAAACTGCCCAACTAAATTATGAGCAGGTACATCTCCTACAATAGCATCCCCTCTGAGAGTTTTAGCCCCTTCCGTATAATACCTAAAAGATTTTAAAGCACTTCTAAGAGGTATTGGTAGTAAATACTCTATCCCCCTGTATGTTTGCCCTTCATTTATAAGGGTAGCTCCTCGTTCGAATTGAGTACCTATACTAGCTGGAGCTCCTCCCGCATCTATTAAAGCTTTTTGTATAAAAGATAAATCATCTCTAATGGCCTCATTAGAATCCCGGAGTACCAAATCTTTCCAACTAACCCGTGATCCTATGGAAATCCCAGTCATTCTATCTAAAGGAGAAGCAAAGGTTTGTTGCGCCAAAGTTTGTAAATCATCCTCACCCTCTTCTCGGAACAGTTCATGCACGGCTTCAGGCAACCAGAACATAGGAAGTCCTTGCAAGCCCCCGAATAATGCTGCTGTTCCGTAAATACCTAATACTTGTTTTCGAGCTATCTCAGCGTCTCTCCCCTCTAAACCAGTCAATCCTCTAGGTAAAGCTCGGTATAAAGAGCTTATTAACAGGGAATACATAGTAAGTCCGTATGATTTGAATATCATAAGTACCTTACCTAAATTGCTGTGGGCTAAAGACGGTACAGACTCTAGGGAAGTAGCTCCATTGTAAAATTGAATATTGGAAGCTGTTTTAAATAAAATATCATTTAATGTTTTTTCGTCTATATCTTTCTTATTTTTACGACGATTCATTTCTAGTATAAGGGTAGATAAAGCTGTAACTTCCCGGTTAAATTGTTCTGAAACATTAAATAAAAACCCCGATGCTTGTTGCGTTTTAGCCCATTTCCTACGCATCGGACTTAGTTCGCCCCCCACATTACCTATCTGTAAAAACTCAAACATACTAGAAGTTCCAATATGATGCCGTTCCCTAAGAAAATTAGTGAACTTGTCCATAGTTCCTTCTGCAAACCCCAATTCTTTATCAACCTTAGCTAACTGAAGTTTAGAATAATTAAGCAAACTAGGATGGGATGTTTCTCTTGCAGTATCCCCTGCTAAGTCTTCAAATTTACGAGTTACCCCCGCTTTACGTATGTACCCACTAGCTAAATATATAGCTTTGGCCGTAGGAGTGTATCCGTATTCTCCTCCTAACATAGGAGCAATAACCAAAGGTACTTGTGTAGTTTGGATAAGCGCAGAAGATACGTTAAATCCTAGCATCCAATGAAAAGACGTAGAAGTTAATGCGTTAGCCAATGTATGGAAAGAGGGGTTTTCGGCAAATTTTACCCGTTTGTTTAGCTGTTTTAGGAATTGGTTTACTGGGGCTGTACCATACGGATATTTTACGGCTACGTGCGATTCCCCCATATCAGTATCCGTATCTAAAATTTCTTGGACTGCAAGTGTTCCATTACGCATCTCGCGGTTATATTTTAGATTTGATATTTTACTAATAAGACCATCGGTAGAATTTATAAAACCTCGTATAATATCTGTACTGGCTCCTTCTACTCCGGGTATTCTTCGTTTTCTTAAAGACCCGGCTAACATAACCTCTGGCATGTTATCCACAAGAACCCGATAAAAATCTAATTTATTTTGCTCAAAAGCTTGCGCCGCTTCTACATTAGTCGGATCAGGTTTAGATTGTTCTAGTATAGTTTCTAATTTTTTTAACACTGATCCAGCAGGGAGGTTGTTTTTATCCGCTAAAAATTCTGCTATTTCTGCATTATTAATACTTAGTTCAGTAGTTAAACCATTAAAGGCTTCTTTTTCCCTATCAGTTAAAGAATTATATAGTTGGGAAACCCTTTGTACATCCGCTGAATCCGCAGTTCCTTTTGCATTTGGGTCAAAGGCTCCTTCATAAGTTCTTCCTATACCCTTACTTAACATAAATCTATCTAGGTTAAGTAGGTTGTTTACTATTTTTGCATTAGGTATTTTAGATTCTAAATATTCAGTTTTTATTTTCTTTATTGCAGCTTGCCTAGCCTTTTCAGATTCAAACTGTTCTACTATACGGCTGTTATCTTTTGCATTTATATCCCTATAAGATAGTTTAAAATCCCCAAAACGAGATAAAGCAAAATAAGGATCTATAGCTACAATATTTTCTATGTATTTATTTAAACTGGATTTAATAGCCCCACGTTGTCCTTCAGGAACAAGATTATTAATTGTGGAATCTATTTCAGCCTTTAACTCATTAAATAAATTAACATTTGCTGCTAATATACTTTTGTAGGTATCTCTATATTTTGGCCCTATATCCTTATAAGTAGTATAAGCAGCGTCGAATTTTTCTTTTGTACCTTCCCAATTCAATCCGTCCCACTCTGGGTTTGAAGTACGATTCTGCATTTGTTTGTATGCGTCGGTTTGAGTGTAATTTATCCCTTTATCGGAAGCTTCTTTATAGACTGTTTGCACGGGCAGTAAGTACATAGTGGTTTCATTCAACAACCTACCAAAAGTTTCAAATTTTTCTTTACTCTCAACACCTTGCAGTTTCATAATTTTCTTAGCGACAGCATTACGGGCTTTTTGTTTATCATGCCTATACCCTGCTTTTCTTTGGATGGAGTCTATTACCCCAGTGTATGCGGCTTCTACATCAGTTGGCATATATTGACGGGCAAGTTTTTTTAATGATTCCAATGACTGAAGGGAAGACACTATGTTTTTAGCAAATTCTGGGGCTGCCCCATATGCTTTTAAAAACACCCCTTTTCTAAAAAACTTAGGTGTATTTTTTATTTCCCTATCTAATTTACCCCATGTCGCGGAATATAACTCCCCTTCCCCATACACAGCGGTACTGTAAAGATTTGGCCCAGACTGTGGCCCTTGGGGGGTACTAACAATGGCATTTATCGTATTAAAAGCCTCGTCAAATAAATTTGTTTCTGGTCTAGGGTCGGCACTCCTACCAAATATTCCTTTTAAGAAATCTATAAATCTATCCCACAAACTCATAGGTTTATTTTTATAGCGTATTTCTTTAAGTCTATTCTGTAAAGATTCATTAGATAACACTTCTGCTACAAACTCATCTATATTCATAGTTGCTTGTTTCCAACCAGCCCCCCCATGCTCGGCAGACTCTAAATAAGGTTTAGCAATCTCAAAAATTTCTTTTACACGCTTTACCCCATTCTTATTAGTTTTTAATACATGGTGTGTGGCGGCATGAGCAGTCTCATGAAGCAGAGTATAGTTATCCAACCCTTCGCCAGAACGTAGGGTAATTGTGTTAGTTGTGGGGTTAAATACACCAAACGCAAATTTGTTTTCCACAGGGGTGCGAATATCAACGTCTGTAATTACTACCCCAGTAGTAAGGTTTAAAGAAGCTAACCTATTAGCAACTCTACCAATTACACCCCCTTCTTTAGCAACTTCTTTAAGAGCAGTTTTTAAATCATTGTTTTGTAGTGCGGTGACAGCGTTATCAGGTAGTGGAGTAGCTAATTCGTTTTGTTTGTGAATTAGTTCAAGATGTATTTTTTCAGCTTTAGTTCTTTGCACTTTTTCATAAACTTCTAGTGCGGCTTTATTCCGCACTTCTAAAAAAGATTCAAAATTTTCCTGCGCTATAACAAGGTTTTTATACCGGGCTATAACACGCTTTGTTTGTTCTGTTTCGGGAATATTTTTAAAATTATTAAATATATTTCTTAACTCTTTGGCAGATCTTTCAGTTAGAGCTTTTTTAGCATTACGCCCCGCTTCAGAGTCTATAGGTACTCCAGTAGCCCGCACTACGTCATTTACCGCGTTATCTTTGTTACCTATAAGGTTTCGTAGGTATTTACTTTCATCGGTTTTAGGAGGCGCACCTTTACCCTGTTCTTCTAACTGTTTTTTTGTAGCAACTAATCCGAGTTCGTCTGCTTTGGCAGCTAACTTTTTAGTTTTATTGGCAATATGACGTTCTTTGAAATCTTCTACATTTTTATGCGTACGTTTTTTGTTTCGTGTTTTACTTTTATATATTTCAAAAGCTTCATTCCATGTTTTAGCGCCGTAAGGGGGTTGAGTTAAATAAGCTTTTTGTCGGGTAAATTCACCTAAATTTTCTTCTGATATATTTTCTCTAGCTTGTTCTTCAGCTATGTCGTTTGCGGCTTCTTTATTAGTTTCAGGAAGCATAGACTCCTGTATGACCCGCACTTTAGCTTCAGGGGTTGTAGCTGCTTCGTATTTAGTAACAAAATCTTCTACGGCGTAGGCTTCTTTTAAGGATATACCTAACGCTTCGGCCGCTTTTTTTACTTTTTTTGCTTTGGTTACGTAAGCAGAAGGGGTTTTAAAACCTGCGTCTTCGGCTATCTGTTGGGTTATTTCTTTACCATCTATATAATATTTGACCTTACCTCTTCCTTTACCTGTTTGTGTATAGTCTGCATTAGAATAAGTACGTATTTGGTCTGAGGTATAGTCTCGTAAAAATTTTTCGTTTGCTTCAGCTTCTCTTTTAGTCCTTTTTATTTCCGCTTTTTCTTCTGGGGTAAGTGTAGCTTCTACGGTATTAACAGCGTCATTAAGATATTTAGTGTTTCTTTCATTTTCAGCAAGAGATTTATATTCGCGTTCTTCTACTGCTGTTAAATCTTTAACCCTTTTGTCTCGACGAGCTATTTCTTCAGCAGTACGATTTTCTTCCCCCCATGTAGTGCCAGCAAGACCAGTATCTATCGGAAAAGTCCTAGACTCTACCGCAAAAGGTTCATCTTCCATTGAGAAGGCAAGTAGCGGATCGTTTGATATGTTTTCTTTACTAATTATACTAATTATTCTATTTCTCTCTTCTGGAAAATTTAAAAGTAGTTGTTCTTCTTCTTTAGTGGGTTTATATATTTTACCTTCCCTTTGCGCGGCAATAATCTTTCTTACTAAAGGTCTAACATTTCGTATATCTTCGTAATAAGGTTTTGGGAACAATTCTGCTTGGACAGGCGGGGGATCAAATTCTGCTTGCGGAGTACCAAAGTCAAATTCTGCTTGAACAGGCGGAGTACCAAAGTCAGGTCGTTGCCCCATTGCTTCTGGAGTAGCCCCAAACTCTAACCCAAAAGGTTCACGCCCCATTGCTTCTGGAGTGGCTCCCATCTCTAATTTAAAAGGTTCGGCTTTATCTTTAGCTTCAGTTTTAGTTTCAGTTTCAGTAGTGTTATCTGTAAAGTCAGGGGAATTAGCTAAGTTAGTAACTGCACCTATAGGAGCGCCTAATAAAAGACCCCCTACACCAGCTTCTATGTATTCCTTTATAGCTTCATTATTTTTTAAGGGTAATCCTGCTTGCCATCTTTCAGCTATTGTTTGAGCTACTTCTGTCCCCAACTCTGCTCCACCTACAACAAGAGCACCCTTTCCTAAACGCCCTTTTATAGTTTCCGCTTCCCCCAACCGCTCAAAAAAATTCTTAGTTTTTGAAGCCTCTAATTTATCTACAACCCCGTCAATAATCTCGTCACTTTGTCTTTTGCCTCCTATACCGACTACACGACCTATGGATGCAATACCCGGCAAAAGGAACATAAATCTGTCTAAGGTAGCTTGACCAACAGCAGCGCCAAAAGCTTTAGTAGGGTCTACATCTTCTCCAGTTAGAGTTCCTTCTAATTCTTTCTTTAGATTTTCGTCTGCCTGACGTTTTATATTATTGGTAAAGTACTGAGCCGTTCCAGTAAGTAAAAATGCTGTACTTGCAAGCCCCGCAGCGGGGGTAAAAGCAAGGGCTCCTGCAGCAGCAAGGGGGGTAAACATAAAACCAAAAGATTCCCCTGCTAACTGTTTCATGTAAGTTCCAAACCTAGAAGGACTTTCTAGCACATCCTCTAAAGAAGTACGTTGTAGTCCATCATCTGCCGCTTTTTGTAAAACCTCGCGTGTAGTTTTTGAAGGATCATCTAGATACCCATGTGTAGTAAGGTACTCGGTAGGCCAAACTATTCCAGACTTAAATGCATCTATAAACCCGGCTTGGCGTTTAGGTAAAGACTCTATATCCAGAAGTGGTTCAGGAGATACATCCCCTAACGTACTATATGTAGCTGGATCAAACATAGTAGTATCTAAAGGAGTAAACAATTCCCGTAACAATTCCTCCCTAGAAACCCCTAGAAAATCTCCGTAATCCGTATCAGGGTATTCTTTTTTTCTCGTAGTAAAAGGAGCTTGTGCCAATGGTACTTTCTTCCTGTAAGTTATATTTACTTAAGTCGATTACGTATATCTTCACGAAATTCTTGTTTTACCCGTTTTTCTACTCTAGCTCTGCTTTCCGGGGTGTCTTCTATTTTTTCTTTTTCCATTAGGGCATTTACCCGGCTAGTTATTAAGTTTGGGTTATCTAAAATATATTTTTCGATTAGTTTTTTAATTTCAAAATCCGTCTTACGCTGTTCTTTTTGGGCTTTTGCCATTAGTTCAATTTGATTCGTTCGTAAAGTAGCTAATGAACTTAAAATATTAGCGTCGTAACCTAGTGCAGTTTTCTTGGAGTCTTCAGCTAACTGTAAAGTTTTAAGCGCATTGTCCTTTTCCCCTTGTCTAAATTGACTGTTTGCTTGGGCAAATAACAATTTAGTTTTAAGTGCCTCTTGATTCCGTTCTTGTATTTTTTCTCTAGCGGCTAATGCGGAATTTACCATAGCCCCACCACCAGCTACAATCGCCCCTATCACAGAGCTATTAGGATTTTCTAAAATTGCTTTCGCCCCTGCTAAATAAGGCAAAGCTTTAAGTAGATTATCTTGCTTTTCACTAGACACATTTTGTTTGTTCCATTCTTTCCGTAGTTCTTCAAATGGAGATTTACCCGTTTGTTCAGAAATGCGTCGTTCTATTTCGTCAACTCCTAAAACGTTAACCCCCCCTATAATATTTTTATTATCTAAAATACTTAAGTTGTCACCAGTTCTTTCTCCTTCATATGCTCTATCTATTTGAGCCTGTACACTATCTTGATTGATCGGTGCTGGTGCTGCCATAGATATTCTTCCTGCTTCTTCTCCTGCTCCTTCTCCTGTTACTTCTTCTGGTGCTTGTTCTGTTACTTGTCCTTGCCCAAGATGTGGTTTGGGGACTACACTATGTCGTGTAATGTGAGCTCTTTCTGCGTCTTTTTCTTCCTTGGTTTTAGGTCGCAATACCTTACCAGTTGTCTCGTAAGAGGGATGATCATAAGTTAACATAGTTGGTATGTCTCCACTAAATATACCCAGACCAGTTTCAGCATCTATTTCCTCAATAGTTGGTATATTTTCTTGTTGTCTATTTTTTGGTTCTGGTACTTGCCCAAAATTTGCATAGTCTTTA